GTATATGAAAAGATAATGTCATATAACTACCTTTAACATACATATTCCTTTTCATTCTTTTGGCAGAATCCCATATTGGATATGGTTTAAGTTGGTAAATACCACTCCACTCTAAATCCTCAAACTCTACTTGACCACCCGAATGAATAACTGACATAGGAACAGATAAATATGTGTGTTTAGGAATTGTAACAACATCAACTTTCAATCTGTAACAACATAGAAATAATGCATCAGTTGAACTATCCACACAAACCACATAAGGTGCACCTGTGTAATCACTTAATTGAGATTCGAACTCTCTTACTGCTTCATACGGATTCATAATATATCTACTCCATTATTAAAAATATTATCTAATACTGTAAAATTGTTTTTTGTTTTATATTTCATATATTCTAATTCAACATTACCAAATAATCCCTCATCAATATAATTTTTTGCCTTTGGTCCTGTTATATAATGATCCCCATCAAGTTCCTTTACCACTTCCAATATTCTACCATTTTTATCATTGGATTTTAAATTAATTTTCTCTGAATAATATATCTCTGTTTTTATTTCAAGTGCATCACAAATTGATTCCATAGTATATCTATTTAAGTCATATAAAAATTTCCAATCCATTTTTAAATAATCTAATAAATACTTATACTCACTAAAATACTTAGACCGAGAATAAAAATTGTAAAAACTCTTATAATGTTTTTCACGCCATTTCTGTCCATTATCTATTTTTATGTCTATAATATTAGTATTTATATTTTCTTTATGAACTGGTACATTCAACCACATTTCGCCATGAGTAGACTTTATTAGATTTCTTGTTCTCCAATCCTTCTTTGTAAATTGTAATGTATCAAAAAATACAAACTTATCAACTGAGTTGATTAGCTCGAACATTCCTGTCCAAGGTAAATAATTACTTTGCGATGCCGCTATTTTCATATAAATAATCTGCCCATAATTTATGTGATTCTTTTGTAGGGTGTCCATCGAGTCCAGATACCATTTCTTCTCCGTGTCCAAAACAATAATCCCTAAAAACCAAATCATTATTAAATAGACTTGGAAATGTTTCTCTGTCTACCAATTCAAAAAACTCACTATAATAATCCACCCAATCCACTATTGGTTTATCAGGAAAAACTGCATTTCTTTCATCATACCCATAATCTTTTACACCATAAACAGGTGCACCTGCAAAAGATAGAAAAAAGAAGAATGGAATGTTATGATATTTTAAATAATTCTGTAATGCTAAAACTTGATTGAGAAAATTTACAATAAACCATTCTTCCTTAAAATACTTTATAACTTTAAATTTCTCACCATTAAATGGTATAACTTCATTCCATAACTCATCTGAATAATATTCATATCTATATATTGAACTCCAACCGATTATCACAAAATCATCCTTTGTAAATTTCTCGTGAAGTTTATAATCTCTATCACTTTCTTCACGTGCCCTATGATCTGGTAATCCTATTGTACTCCTAAGTATTCGTTGGTTGTTTGAACCACAAGATGATTCTTGTAACAATTCACATCCTAACCTCTTTTGTAATAAAAATGGAAAAGCTTCGTTTTCTCTATCCTTTAATTCGTCTCCCCAAACAAAACTACATCCATTAGTGTATAATTTCATTTCCAATACTCCTCGTTTAACCAATCATCGGATTGATGAAAGTAATCCCACAATTTATTCTCTTGTATAGTTCCAATCTTTTTTGATTCTTCATCTACTAATCTTTTTAATTCATCATCAGAATCATAATGTAAATAATTTGGTGCACTCGTTATATTGGTAGTAATTGTATTTCTACCCATACTTCCCAACTTCCAAGATGTATTAAATCCTCTAATTAGATGTGGTTTTATGTTAACAAAACTCTGATTAAAATATTTAATACATTCTTGTGGCGTTACCCATTCTTTGGGAAAACAAAACCTATCCTCTCCAAATAAATTCATCAATTTATCATAATGAAACATTTTTTCAAAATTTTTTCCCCAATCTCCACTATTTTCTCTTAGTGGTATATGAGAATATATCTTATCACCCAAAATCGTAGGTTCGTATTTCTCAAAATCAAAGTATGGGATTTTTAAAAATTTATGTGGAAGATTATACTTTTTATTTAAATCGATTTCAATCTCATCAACAGCTACCAAATTAATATTTTCAGTATCTATTAGATCAAACATACCTCGTGTCCATTCAACCCCACCAGGAATTAAAACTTTAAAACCGATGTGATTGTTATAGACATCTACATCTGATGAAGAATTTTTCTCACATTCTAACTCTCCATCCCAATCAGGATATAATCCCCAAAATAGTGCAGGTTCTTCTGAATTATCATAATCTTTTAAATTCCAACATTCCAAAAATTCATTTTTGAAATGTGATAACGATGGTGAAATATATGCCTGTTCTATTCTCATTTTAATTTATTTATATTTTTATAATCTTCTTCATTCCATAGACTCGTAAACAAATGTATTCCATACGAATCACCATCATATGTAAAAACATCTTCATATGATTGCCAATCTACTGAACAAAAATACTTTTTAGGTAATACATAATCTTCATAACCATATTGCTCAACCAATGGTGTGATTAAATTAGGTCCTAAATCTCCGTGTGTAGAATTCTCACCAATCTTTCGTATACGATTTGCCCAATCTTTAAAAATTTGTTCCCCACTACTCTCACTATATATAATACAAGTTGCAACATGATAATCCCAACCACTATCTATCTGCTCTGAAAATACAAATCGTCTATTGAACTCATATGGTTTCAAACATAACATATCCAAATCAACATACAACCCACCTCGTTGATATAACAATTCTGATCTAAACAGATTTGAAAATGCAATCGGTGTACCTTTTGAATGTCCGTGTTGATATGTAAAATATTCATCAGAGTCAACTATCTCGTGATAATCTTTTTCATTCCATAACTTAAATTCATAACCATTCTTTTCCCAAGAATTGATACATTCATATTGTATCTCACCCAACTCACCAATCCAAAATCCATTAACTTTCATATAACCACCTATCACATTGGTTAATATTGTGTATATAATTTCTTTCAAAAGTTGAAACTTTTTTATTTGCACTTTTCATTATTAATAACTCTATACAAAATAATAAATAATTGTCTTTATTATACCACTCCGTCAATACATCAAAGTCTATCCAAAAATAAGTATCATATTTTTGAGTTATCTTATCAAATAAGGTTAAATCTTCCTCATTCGTCATAATATAAACCTTATAAGAATCATCAACTAACTCGTCCAAAACCTTCAAAATATTTTCTGATTGAGTGGCCTCATCTGTATCTGAATATTGACTTAAAACATCTCCTCGTCTCACATGAACACATACATATTTACCCAAATGATTTATTACATTAGAAGAAATGTCTACTAAATGTTGATGAAATGGTAATTCAATATCAACATTTCCATCAACCATTAATTCTTCAATATCAGGAAAATAACCAACATATTTACCTTGTTTTCCTAAATGTGTTTTATAGAAATCAAAAACTTCTGTCCTACTATTTTCGAACTCATTATCTAATACAACTTCATATGGTTTTCCATCGATTTTTAATTTAGAATAATCATAGTACTGACTTAAATTTGTATCAAATATTCTTTCTGATCCTAATCCCTCTGGTTCTCCAAATTCAAACATAGGGATTATTGGTATTTTATTATTGTGATATGCATATTTTAAAATTACTTTTAGATTATATGTGTGATGCCAAAGTCCTGCATTTTTTTTAAAATTTACAAACTTTACATATGATTTATCCACGACAAATATCCAAAGTAGTGCAATGAAAACTACCACCAAGTGTTCTTGCATGTCTTAATTTCATAGGAATGACTTCTATATTATTTTTATATAGTTCCTTATGTAACTCTGTTTGATTTTCATCACATATAACCAAATTTTCATTCAGAGACAATAAATTAATACCAATCCAAACTGAAGCGTGATTGTAATTAGGATAATGTCCTATATCCACCATATCAGGACACCAAATCTTATCCCAAGATTTTAATGGTTCGGGTATATTATCTTCATTCACCCTTTCAGGATTTAACAAACACAATCCTTCTCTTAATAGGGATATAGTCGAATCTAAATGAACATAACTATACATATTTTCTAAAGTATGTACCTTATATTTACTTCCAAGAAAATTCTGTAACCATTGTGCACCTAACTTGTTGCCCGTGTTTGAAACCAAATATAATATATCATCGTTACATCTAAGAATATTTGCTGCATCAAATATGGGTTCTACTTCTGTTAATGTTAATTTATCTAAATCGTCTCTTTGATAACAATCATCTCTTAATCTTGGTTTTGGTGCTGAAACCCACCTTGCACCCTTTTTCATATAATCAATGAAATCATCACGAAATGAAAATGTTTCAAAGTACCTTGACCTTAAAGTCATAGGTGATTCTATAATTGTATCTCCTACAACCACCACACTATCTCGTGGACAATAATTGTAATATCCATTTGTACACCAATCAAGTGTTGCAAAATGTGATTGGTTATCCTGTGGTTGAGGTCGTTTTACCTTTACACCAAGTGATTTAAGAATAGAAACCAATCCTTCTAAATCTTCTTGAGTTTCTTCAATTACTTGTTTGGGATATAATCCTTCCTCCACACCTAACATCTCATCCCTATCGGCATAATTTATACAATGTAAGTCTACATCGTGGTCAGGATTATTTGGATTATCTATAATACCAACATAAACTTCTTTTAAGGTATCCCATTCATTATTACTACTTACAACTTTTTCCATACCCATATTGGTTCTCCAAACTTCTTATCCTGTTTGTTCTCTAATGATTTCTCCGTCCACACAGAACCCTCGTAACTTTTAGCCGTTCCAGCTCCACCACTATTAGGTCGTTTGGCCATCTCCATTCCAATACAACCTTGATACTCTCCCATCTTGGATAAGTAGTCATTCATAGGATTACAAATCTCCAACCAACCTCTTTCGGTTGACCATTTTGAATTTGTATAGACATCTGATATATTCACTAATAAATATCCACCTTTTTTTATACTTCCCCATAAGTTACCCAAGGTCGATTGTAGAAAATCCTTATTCCAATCGTTTATATCTTTGTATCTAACCCAACTTTGTGTATCATCGTAACTATAACGCTCCACGCTAAAGTATGGTGGACTTGTAAATACCATGTCAAAATGTTCGTTGTACGGGGCGAAGTCAAAATCTTCTGCTGGACTACAATGAAACTCAGACTTTCTATCGTGTTCAAAGAATCCCAAATGTTTTTCATAGAATTCAGATTGTTCCTTGTAGATAGGGTGATTCTCTCCTCTTGGATCTAAACCAACATAGTGTTTACCATATTCACTTGCGTAAAATCCAGCCAACCTATCACCCCACCCCATCGAAAAGTCTAATATGTTTTCTGACTTAAACATATCGTAAATTATCTTTGCCACATTTGGTTTGAACTGAGAACAAATATATTTTCTCAACCCAATCATAGTTCTCAATATGTTCTTGTTTATCTTGGGCATCTTCAACGAGTAAGCACTTCCCATAAGTGTGGTCATAAACTTATGACTTCCCCAAGTTCGTTTAGGACCTGGTGAAACCGAACCATCAACTGACCAACGATTTTCTATCTGAAAGTAGTTACTTGCCTCATTACCAGCATTTAATCTTCTAAAATATAATTGTTTTTTATCATAATTTAAATTATAGGTATATTCTGTTCCTTCTCTAGCATACCACTCACCCTCTACCATAATTTCATTCCATTTCATACCCTTGAGTTTTTGGAAATCCTTGTATGCTCTCTTTTCGGTTAAATCAGGATATGGAAGTGGGTATGTCATTGCTACTTTTGCAAGACTTTCCTTAACATCATCTTTATCAAATGTTTCTTTAATGTACTCCCAATCCTTTTCATCAATTTCGAGATAGGGTTTCATATTGTAAAATTTATCAAAGTAATCTATATACATTAAAAGAATCCGTGTTTAATTGTTTGTTTCATTTCTATTTTTATCTTTTCGTAAAACTCTTGTCCGTATGTTTCGACAAGTGCCTCTTTGGATTGTAACCATATTTGTTTAACTACATTTTCTATCTTATCATCTAATATCAATTCATCTCGTTTGTTCTTATGTTTCTTTTTCAACTTGTAATGATACTTACCATCCACTTCTCTATCTAACTCGTAATTCTCAGGCTTTGGACAATGTAAATATGCCCAATTATTAATCACCACACGACCTGTTTTGTTCTCCACTAATGGATATGTTTTACAGAATACAGGTCGTTCATCACCCAAACTACAACCCGTTCCATCCTTACTTAGTAAATCACAACAACCATCTTGTGGCCATTCCAATTCTAAATCAAGTCCAAATTGTTTTTTGTATTTTTCTTGTTCTTCCTCAGTAATCTCTACATGAAAAGAATTGTGGTTACAGCAACCAAAGTTACATAACCCACACATTATTTTCTTTTCTAACCAGGCCTTAGAAAAAGTCGTGTTTGACTTGCTCATGTTTCCTTCTCAGTTCTCTATCGATAATCATTTCATATTCTGATTTGTGCCACTTGATAGGTTCAATGTAATCCAAGTCATATTCTTTAATACCAACATCCCAAAACAACACCTTTTCAGATGGTTTTAGATTTTTGGTCATCCAATCCCAAGCCTTAGCTTCGTATGTTTGGTCAAGCGGTAATGATTCATCTAATTTAAGTTTGTGTTGATATGGATAATCAGATTGTACCACATGAAATTCTCCGTCAAATTGGTCTTTGGGAAGGAGACGATCATACCAAGTTTTCTTATTTTTATACACATATCCACTTAATGCTACAGGATGTATAACTTTAACATTTTTGTTATACAACTTACACCCTAATGCTACACCTAGCATAGATAATCCACTCCCAGCTATTCCCACGACAGTCTCTACACAGTCAGGAATATTTTTCACTTGTTGGGCAATGGTTTCCATCACTTGTTTTCCATTCATTCCAAATTTTATTTGGAAATAACCTGTTTCACCAACGAGTTTTTTGGCATCAAGTTCGGGACCCGATATATTAGGGTTTCCCACCCCATACATTTTGGCACCAAACTTTTGAGATAGTGAAGCATTTACTCTATAACTATCTTTGATATGGTCGGGATAATGTGGTATTGTAACCAAACATTTCAACCCAAAATACTTTGCAACTGCCGAAGTTATACAACTCTGTGGAGATGGTATTCCAGCAGCTGTAAGTATTCCACCATTACACTCGTTGAGTATATGGTCTAAATTATCATAGACAAGTTTAGAACATTGTCTAACTTTTCCACCACTAACACCACCAAGATTGAAAAGGTCGTCTCGTTTAACCAAGTAACCATTATGTTCCTCTATTGGTGTTAATTCGTTTATCCAAGTATTAAAATGTTCTTCACTAAAAGTTGGGAAGTTGTCAAAATCAATCAACGTCTTGAACGGCTACAAGAAAGTAAGTAGCATCATAATCATCAACCTTGAAGTTGATTTTTGATAACCCTTGTTCACTAACATATAGTGTTGCACTTTCACATTCTTTATTTGCTGTAAGAACATCCTTAAATAGATTTGCGTTAAAAGATACATTTTCTATTTTAGATGTTGCTGTAGTCTCAACAGGAATTGTAACTCTGTTTGTGTTGATTGAAGAATAACCTATTACAAGTTTCACTCCATCATCATCAGCTATTACCGTAAAGGTATCTGTATCTGGTAATGCAGATTTACCACTAATGAATCTATTAATGAAATTGGAATCCACTTTAATCTCTACCTGAAATTCAGGAAGTTGTTTTAGTGGCGGTGGTTGATTGATAACTGATTTATCCGACAACATAAAGTTGACTTTGGATAGTGCATCAGAAATCTCAACGGCGATTGCCTTATCACCCGCCTGAGTCAAATTAAGGGTTACATCATCATCCAAAACACCAAGTAATCTACTAAGTTGTTCTGTATCATAAACTCCCAATTCGGAATCCTCGAATGTCCAATTATTCATCTTCAATTCTCCGAGTAGTGCTTTATCACCAGTAATGAATCGAGTAGATAATTTATCACTCTTGCTGTTGATAACTACTGCATTAACATTACCACCTAAATGGTACTTGTCAATGAATCGAGTTAATTTGTATTTATTCATTTATCATTTCTCCTTATGTTAATATGATATATACATATATATCAAACTTATTTCTCAAAATCAAAAAAATCTTTGACATTATTATTCATATAATTCTTTTACCTTATTAGATATAATTTTAAGCCATATTTTTTGACCATTTTCGTTTGGATGGTCATCAGTATTACTGATTCTTGTTTCGGTATGAGATGGATCTATATCAGTTAGGTATTCTGACCAACTCGTTTTATCATCACCCCACACCCATCTATCAAAATCTATTTCATTATATTTAAATTTGTACTTATCTGATAACTTAGTTTCGTTTATACTCCATAAACTATCAAACATCACATACTTAATATTATTAGTCTTTAAAAACATCTGTAAATACAAAATGTTATCTAAATATTTATCATATCTGTCTCTAACATTGTAATGTCTTACCATAAACCACTTCCAAAACTTATCTGACATATCATTACCATGAATATCTTTTTTCAGACCAAATCTAATTAGTGACTTTTCTGGAGAAGGAAAAGCTTGAGATGAATCCATTCGTTCTAAAAAATCAGTACTCTTTTTTTTATTGTGTACTAATTTAGAATTCAACTGTATAAAACTTGATGATTCTTTCCCATTCTTGTTTTTAAACTCATCCCACAATTCAAATCGTGTAAATTGAGTCCAACCAATCACAACCAATAAATCTTCCCACAAATTTTTATTCTTTAAAAGAAAATCTATCGTTGTCCTTCTGATTTTATCATTACCACATCCATGTGAAGCATTATTAATAATTTTTTTAATATCAAGTTCTGTTTTAACAATTGAATCATCAAGTCCTTTAAATCCATCCACAAAACTACAACCATTTAAATAGGCAAGTTTAAACATTTTAGAAGAACCTTTCTATACTTTCTATATATAAATTAGATACTATTTTTTGCCACTTAGGGCCTGGATGTGAGTCATCTCTTGCTTTATCTGGCCAATCCAAAATTTCAGTAGAAGATTCTACTATAAAAGGTATATTATATTCATCACAAATCAATTTAATTCCCATGACATTTTTTAATACTGATAGATATAAATGCTTAGAATTATACAGCCAAGGGAACTTAGGTTTCTTGGGTAAATTGTATATATAAAATTCGTTAGATAATTTATCGTTATCATAGTCGAAGAATTGAAATCTACCTGCTGTTGGAAGTAGAACACTAACAACTTTAGGTTTTAATTTTGGAATCCACCTAACAGCATTCATAAAACATAAATCATCTCCCCTACCATTTTGGGATAGATTCCAAACCCTCACATCAAAATGTTTTCCCACCATCCAAGGCCATGTTTCGTGTTCCTCTAATCCAACTCCTGCTGTTAGCGAACATCCCAAAAACATAAAACCATCTGTATCATCATCAAATGAATCTGACCTATATCCGTATTCATTAATATTATCTGTGGTATTGTATTTGGTAATAATTGTCTTAGGTTTTCTTTTAGTTAAAACCCCCTCGAAATTAGTTTCCCTATCTAAATCATCTAATTCTTTATCAGTAATATCCACATGAGTTTTTACTAATTTTTTTATTTCTTCCGTGTTCACTAAAAAAACCTTTCGATACTCTGTTCTTCATCTACTGGCTTTCCCCAATCCAAACAATCATAGAACATTTGTAACTTTTTGGTTAGTGCCTGTCCATATATCTTATCATGGTTAATATTTTTATTTATAAATTCCATTATTTCAGGTGGGTCCTCGTGTCCTTTGTAAGCAACTGCATTTAATCCTAATGTATTGTTCTTCAAATACACCCAACGAATCTTATCACCATTATTGATGAATTGATATTTCTTATCTTGTTTAAAATACCTAACCAAATCATTATATGCTATTGCTGCTTTTACATGAACAGGACACCCTTTTTTGAATGTGGTAAATACTGAACTATTTTCCTTGTCCTTCTTTTCCATATACTTCCATATTCCCTTGACACCTGTTGGTGATGAGATATCATCGAGTTCGTTGTATTTCATATTCTTCTTAAATCTTGTTATCCTATGATCTATTTTATCCTTTGGAACACTTGCCAGAATATCATCCAACACATCAGACAATAGTTTTCTGAACAATGGGGCGAAGTTACTACGAACCGTATCCAAACCCTTTACCATAGTTTTATTAACTTGAACACCATTATCCGATATAATCTTCATACCATATCTTTTCTTCACAATGAACAAACCAGCCTTAGCTACAATTTCTTGTTTAATCTCAAATCTATGAACATCAAGATTACAGAACTTCTTGGCGAAGTAATGATAACTATCGTTTAGATATTTCTGTACTTCTGTAGCTATCTCATTAATCCGTTGAGTTTTCATAACATCACTTAACTCTTGATTTGGAAATCTATGTTCAATTAAAGGAACTGCTGAATAGAAAACTGAATCTGTATCAATATAGATACAATAGTCCTTTTCTGTTCCCAACTCTTTATTGTAGAAATGATTACCAATTTTCTTTGTGAATTTAATTAACTCTTGGCCTGTCTTTGTGGTGGCTTCAGCGTTATCCAAATCGTAAAACCTAAATACAGGTAAACCCAAAACACCATACATGGAGTTCAACACAATCTTCTGAATGTGTTGTCGTCTATTGAAGTATCCATATTGGTCGTCATCTCCAGCATCACCGAACTTCTTTGCTAGTTTTCTAAACTCTTTTCGTTTATCAAACCACTCTGATAATAGAGTTGGAATTAATCCTTGTTTATCTGTTCTGTATATGATACCATTGTTAGATACAGATACTTGATTCTTATCAAAGAAATCTTTTAATTCTGTTTCGGTAAATTGTCCTTTTTTCTTACCATTCATAATAATAGAGTAGGTTTTATTTCTACCAGCAATAAACTCCTTTGGACTCCACCCTTCGATTTTACCAATCTTAGTTTCAGGTGATATATTTAAACTCATAATGATTGACGGATACATACTCGTAATATCCAAATCATAAACCCAATCGTGTTTTCCTTTTTGTGGGTCCTGTACATAAGCTCCTGTGAATTTACCATCTTTCTTCACATCATCTCGTGGTGTCTTGTTTGGAGCTACAACTCCGAGTTTTTTCAGGTACACCAATATAGCCCCTTCCAAAAATCGAGAGTCATATTGTATATCTTCATATGGAACATGACCTACATGACAAATCCCTCGAGCGACATCAATAAAGTCTAACTTATCATCTAACTTCTTAACAATCCTAACATCGTGAATGTTATATTTCACAAAGTCATTTAAGTGATTCTCGTATAGGTCATTTAGTGTTCCTTCGTATGAAATTTTATTTGTTCCAACCTCTGAGGCACCGATATCGTCCAATCGATATGATGGTTTTGAACTAAATGTAAAGTTTTTATATAGGGCTAAGTAATCTAAGCAACTCACACCTGCTATCATAAATCGTTCTCTGTATTTATTCCAATAGACATTGGATATTGGAGAAAGACAATCTGCAACATTCTTACCGACTATCTGAGCTGAACGATTGTAAAGGTAGGGAATATCAAAACCATCTATGTTCCAACCTGTTATAATGGTTGGTCGCATTTCTAAATATTTAGCGTAAAACCTTTGTAGTAACTCGTACTCTTTTTTGAAAGTTTCTACGGTTACATTTTTACCCCATTCATCTGGTATCAGTTTTTCTTGTTCATCAAGAACAAAACACCAATAATGGTCGGTTTCACTATCGTGAATCGCGATGGAAGTAATCTTGTTTTCTGCCTTTTGTGGACTTGGGAAACCTTCGGTTACTTCTACCTCTATATCGATTATCATAATACGATGACCTACTGATGGTTCATCACTATTAGTATACATATCAATGAGAGTTCTCGTTTCAGGATTAATATCACTTTCGTGTAATCCTTCTACGGATTTATCCCACTTATATGTCTTTTTTAACCTATCACCATATAGGGAAACATGAGTTCCGTATCCGTCTTTTATATAAGCATACCTTTTGTAAGGCACGATTACATGACCACTCTTGTCATCCCATATATGTACTTTATTCTTACGACTTTCGTAATATATGTTTTGGTACAATATAACCTCTTAATTTATACTTGATCTTACTAATAATATTTGATAATTCCTAATACTTTTTAGCTACAAATTGTTTGAATTAGTTTTTGTGAAACCACATATGGATCACAATTTGAAGATGGTCGTCTATCTTCTAAATAACCTTTACCGTCCCTTTCCACCTGCCACGGAATACGGATAGATGCTCCTCTATCTGAAACACCATAACGAAATTCTTCAATAGAACAAGTTTCATGTTCTCCTGTAAGTCTTTTGTCATTATCTTGACCATACACATCAATATGTTCTTGTGGATTTTTTGATAACTTTTCACAGGCATTTATAATTTCTATATATCCACCTTCATCTCTCATATATTTCGTAGAAAAATTGGTATGACATCCTGCACCATTCCAATCACCTTCAATTGGTTTTGGATGTAGTGATACTGAAACTCCATTCTTCTCACAGATTCTTTCTAATAACCAACGAGCAACCCATAAGTCATCACTCATATTGATTGAACCACCTGCACCAATCTGATATTCCCATTGTCCTAACATTACCTCTGCGTTTGTTCCACAAATACTAATACCAGCTTTGATACAAGCATTTAAATGTTCTCTTGAAATATTTTCACCGATATTTCTACCACAATAATAATCTCCTTGTGGAGCTGGTTCACCATGTCCTGGCCAACCTAATGGTCTATCATTTTTAAATAATGTGTATTCTTGTTCAAAGCCAACCCATTCATCAATACCATCAGGTATAGTTTCTTCTAATAATCTTCTCGTATTAGATTTGTGTGGTGTATCGTCTACATTATAGACTTCACACAATACGATAGAACTATCTTCTTCTAATGGATTTGGATAAACCCTTACTGGTTTTAATTGACAATCAGAACTACCACCATCTGCCTGTTCAGTAGAACTACCATCAAATCCCCAAATAGGATCGAATCCCCATTCAGGTACTTTTAATGGTTCTTTTACAACTTTTGTTTTATACCTAATTTGAGTTGGTGTACATCCATCCAACCATAGATATTCCAATTTATACATAACCTTACTCCTTAATTTGCATATTCTTGGTCGTCATTATCTCCTGTTGTGGGTATTATTTCTACATCACAAAAATCACCATCACAAAACTTTTCTATATTGGCTTCTTCTTTATGTATAACCCCAAAAGATAACTTACCAAGTTTTTTAACTTGCTTCTTATATTCCTTTTCGTCAATCGACTCATATGGCATTTGTTTATATGCACCCAATTCATGTCGTGGTAATAAACTTATACCTTTTAGATGATATTGGAAATAGTTTAATACTTGTGGTATCATTTCACCCTCTGTTTCAGGATTGAATGTTACGGTACAACTAACTTGATTATCAGCCCAATGTCTTTGCATAAATGCAGCTAAACTGAATTGTTCCCATATGGATAACTCACCCACGGTTCTAATTCCTTCTCCCACATCAACAGGAACTTCAACAACCATTGTTGTGTCCTCTGAACCGAAAGCTGGTTCAACTTTATATCCAGCCTTTTTCATAGGTTCTAATAATTCTGAATGTTTTGAAACCCTAATTCTTCTGATATAGAATCTTGATTCAGGATAGTGTAATCCTGGTGTTGCTCCTGCTAATAACGAAACCGTTCCACTTGGTTTTACACTTGTGGTTTTAATTGACTTTGGAATTGCGAACCAATCAGAATACATCTTATCCCATTCTTGTATTGTGTCGTATCCTTCCTCTAACCAATTTTTTAATTCGTGTAATCCTCGTTGAGTAATAAACTGAGCAACTCCACTCACACTACATCCAATTCTTCTGTTTCTCAACATAACTCGATTGGTATCACTCCAATGTGTCTTACCTAATGTTACTGATTTGGCATACAGATAAGCATATTTAAGTGTTCTTTGATAGTCCTCTAATGAATCGTGGTTATTTGGAAATGTCTCTACTAAACAACATAATTCATAACTTTCTAATGATTGTTCCAAACAAGGATTACCACCCATAACTCTATGGTCTTTATCATCTCCACCATTTTTCATACGAGAATATTTTCTCATGTTTTCTAACCATGCAAATCCTGGTTCTCCGTTGTCATTAATTCTTTCAGATGCTTCCGTATAATCCATACCAAGTTCTGCGAATATTGAATTATTAGAAGTCCAACCATATTGGTCACGATGTGGATTTACTTTATAATTCTTTAAATCTAAGTATTCCTCATCATAAGGATCACCAAATACAATCTCTGCTGTTCGTCTTACATTACCTGCCACGACACATTTACCAATAAGGTTCATTATGTCTACAATCGTTGTTACGGTAATTGGTTCTCCACTATTCTTTTCTAATACCCCTTTGATATCCACATGAACTTCTTCTAATGGTTCAGGACCTGAACTAACTCCACCAAAACCTTTGATTGGTACTCCAGCTGGTCTGACTTTTGAATAGTCAAACTCGATTGGCGCTTGACCATGAAAGTAAGCTTCTAATAGTAGTTTTAAAGATTCTACCCAACCCTCACGAGTATCAGGTATTTCAAATGTCTGTACATCTCTATCCTTGTCCACTCCTTTAACTACTATTTCTCCAGCACCCTTTGTATCAAATCCAACACCCACTCCTAACATACTTGCATCCATAAGGAAACAAAATGGTTTCGAGTAATCTTCTTTTAGTGTTTTAGTTGATACAAATGCACAATTGTTTAGGGCGGCGTACAAACCTTTTTCTTCGGTAACGGCTGTTCCCATTGCCCAAAGACCTCGGCCGGGTGGCAAGAATTTCATAGTGAATATTCGCTCATACATATCCTGTGCGGACGCTTGAGCTTGCCACGGATTCCACCCTAATTGATGTGAATCAATCCAATTTTTTTGCATAGTGTAAGTACCTTCAACAACTCGTTGAACGGTTTCCCACCATCTCTCATTTTTACCATCCTCTTTGATTCGAGAATAGGTTCTCATATAAACTAACTCACCTAATCCGTTAAAACCAAAGGGAGCTTTTCTTCTTTTGTACTTATTAATAAAATTTTCTGATAACTTAAACTTTTCCATCTTCACGATTTCTCCCATTTTTTAATTTGCTTTCCATAACTTTACCTCATATAAGTATGATATATATAGATTTTTATTCGAAGCCATCGGTATCTTTCTGAGAATTGTTATATTTGTTTGCTAAAGTTTTTCTCAAATACTCTTGGCTGTTATCCATTTTTCCTTGAGTACTTTGACCATCTTGTGTATTGGCTTCATAAACATCTATCTTACCAATATTAGTATTAATACTTGATGGAAACGTAATTCCATCAGGACCGAATCTATTTTTTATTACATGAAACCTACCTGTGTTTGCTATTTTATCCTCTACTTTTCTACTAACCGATACTACAAAATCTGCTATCATTACTTTACTATAAGCTTCTGCGACCTTTGTAGCGTCAATCACTTCTTCTTCCAATGAACTACGATTTGCCTGTGAGGCTGTCCATATTGGACAATCTAATTCACCTGCTAATCCTCTTAAATCCTCGTAGATATTTTCTAATACATGCCGTTTCTCACTACCCACACCTTTAAGAATATCTGCATAATCAACTAATATTAAATCAGGTTTTTGATTCTGAATTTCTATCTGACTTAGATGTGAAGTTAAGGTTTGAACTGAAGCACTTTTTGTGGGGAAATACTTAATCAGTAATGTTCCCTTGAGTGAGTCTATTTTTTTCTTGACATCCTCTTGATAAAATTGTATATCTGATGTGGTAACTCCACTAAAAACCGTATCATAACGAAGTCCAACATAATTCTCATTCAACTCCAAAGTATAATGAACTACATTCAATCCTTCTTTAACTGCTGCAGAACCAATTGTTTGTAAACACCAAGACTTACCAATACCAGCTGGTGCCACTACAACTCCAAGTTCTCCTGCACCCAATCCACCATCCATAACCTCATCTATCGGATCCCAACCTGTTTTTACCGTAACCCTTGATGATTGAGTTAATCTTTCTTCTATTCCAATAATATAATCATGTCCTAAATCTCTATCAGAACCAGCCTTCATAGCATTATCCACGAGTTTTTTGATTTGGTCATATTGACCAACCTCAATCAAATCCACACTATTCATAATAGCCTGTTTCATAACTTGATTTTTACAAAACTCTAATGTTTGTTCTTGAACAAATTTTAAATCAGTTGATTTTACATTTCTCCAAGCTTCCTTGAGATTCTCCACTACTGAAACTTGTAAAACCTCATTCTCCATATCATCAATCTTAACTTTCATCACTTCAAGTGTTGGTGGAGTTTTATACTCAAAGAAATAATCTCTTATTTCCTTACATATCCATTTGTTGGCATCACTATCAAAATACTCTGGTTCAAGTATGTCTGATATAGTTTGTATAAATTTCTTATCTGATAATAAAGATGATATTGTCTTTGATTGAAAGACATGACCGAATTGGGATAAAGTTGATTTATCACTCATTTTTAAAACCACTCATGTTGTACGATTCCTGCAGGATTTTCTGCCTTCTTAATTCGAGCTTTTAGTATTTTATAATACTCTTTTTCTCTTTCAATAAGTAGGTAATTTCGCTCTGAAAACACACAACTAATTGCTGTTGTTCCACTACCTGCGAATGGATCTAATACGACATCACCTTTACGACTACCAAGTGTAATTAAGTAGCTCATTAAGGTTGTTGGTTTTACGGTTGGATGATTATTTGCTGATGGTTGTGTTGTGAATTTCTGTTCCACACCTTTCATATCTTTACTCGGTTTATCACTTTGACCATTAAATATTTTTTCTTGTTTTTCAAATCTACCCAACCCATTATTCTTTTCTGATTTACTTGGTTTTGGAACTGCTAAAAATGGAAATGTTCTTTTAATTTCATCTGGTAATTTAGTCAATCTATCTTCCCACCACGAATCTAAACTATAAAATCTACTAAAATCTTTTTCTAATATATCATCACTTATTAATAGGTTTGCTGCAAATCTACCAAATGGTGATGCTTCCGCTGTATCATTATCTTCACTCTTAAATCCACTTGTCTTGAATACCGTATTTTCTTCTCTTGGTTTTCTCTTGGTGGTTTTTCTCATAGGTTTATCCCAACCACCTTCATACATTTTACCACTATCCTTTTCGTATCTACCATCGAAGTTCACTTGTCCAGCCACATTGTCTTTATCAAATTGTTCTTTATCGTTCATATCACCGAATGGTATTCTACAATCATCTAACCAAGTTACACCTTTTTGATTATTAAGTGCCTGACCTACATAAGTTTTTTGGTCTAATGGTTTCATTGCGACTATGACGATTTCTACAGCGGGTTTTGGTTGGTATCCAGCGTAACTTCCTTCAAGATTTTCCTTTTCGGTTTTCTTACCAACATTCATAGCCTTTGGAAAACCTGTAGCATATGTCCAATAGATTGGTGTGAAACTAACATCAAATCCTGCCTCTTGTAATGTCTGTAACATAACCATCTGAACATCACTTCTTGGTGCACTCATCACGAATGAAAATGAACCAGGTTTTAGTACTCGTAATGCTTCTTCCCAAATAGGAACAAAAAACTCTTTCATCCCATATGTGGATTTCTTCATACCAGGACTCATCCAACCTACGGTTTGGGATTTGGTAGATTGTTTTTCTTGAAATGTATCCCAATGTTTCCCCATAAATCCATATCCGTATGGTGGATCTGTACAAAGTAAATCTATTGAATTATCATCGAGTTTCTTTAGTTCCTCTAAACAATCCCCATTGATTGTTTTACTGGTCGCCATACATTTTTCTCCTTTTTTCCCTTCTTCGTTCTTCGAGTTTTTTCAATCTATACCTTTCTTTAGCCTTTTTTAGAATCCTCTCTTTATTGCGCTCATAGTGATCCATCTGCCACTTTCGTTGGGCTTCGAGTTTTTCCTTTTCGGTATAATATTTCTTTTTTCTACCCATTGTTTATTTTAGCAAACCTATTGAGTTGAGTCCAAGTTTGCATTATCCAACTATCCATATTTGGTAAGGCACCAAACATTCTATCCTCAATAAACATCTTCTGAAAGATTACTTTATTCAGTTCAGGTATCTTACCATTTACTATTCGGTTAATCTTTAATTTAGCACCACCACTAATATCCACATCTGATAATTGCATCAATCTGTGATTAATATCTATGGTGTCTTGGTTATCAAGTATTAGATTGTAAAATCTCTCTCCTTGATGTTTCTGTGCCTCTTTGATTACATCATCATACGACATAACCTTTCCTTCTGTGCCTAAATCAGGAAAGTGTTTTAGTAAGGTTTTAGCACCAATACCTTTTACCCCTTTTATATTATCGGAAGTATCACCTTCAAAAACTCTACTCAATAATAGATTTTCTGATGTTACATTATATTCCTCTAATACCATTTCAGGATTATACAACTTCTTCTTAGTAGGTGACCAAACTGAAATTCTGTCATTTACTAATTGTAAGAAATCTTTATCGGTGGACATGATAACAACATTACTATTTGGTAATATTTGCTTTGATACATATCCTATAGCGTCATCTGCCTCAATACCATCAATAGACATTATACTTACAGGTAACTTCTCTAAGTATTCCACACAACGAGATAATTGCATCATCATTGAGTGTCGTTCATCTTCGATATTTTCAAAATCGTTTACACGATTGAGTCTAATTTTGCCTGTTCTTCGTTTCGCTTTATATTCAGGATAAAGTTTACGGCGGCGGTTACTCCCACCTTTACCATCAAAAGTAATGATAGTGCGGGTAGGAGCTAACATCTTAATTGCGTAACCAACTGATTTAAGAAAACCAACTATTCCACCAATGTGAATTCCATCATCATTAGTAGTTGGTATAACTGAGAATACTCTAATAAAGGTATTTAAGCCATCTATTATCAGTACTTTTTCATTGGGATTTGATGTGTTAGTTTCACCGCCGTGCTTCTTTATTTCGTCAAGAATAGAAAGGTATTTGCCATTATTCATCACCAATCACTTCATCTGTGTAAACCACATCATCAATACCTAAATCTTTTGATTGGTATTTCAGTATGGATGCTTCACAGATTAAATCATAAAGGTGTTCTTGTAGTCCATCAGTTTCTTTCAACTTCTTATCAAAGTCTTTAGATTGAAATTTGATATCCTTACCTTTATATTCTAAAGTGTACCAAGCTCCAGCAACTTTCAAGAGTTTGTGTTCTTTCAGGACCGTTAACCAACTTCCCATATCATCTATACCACTATCGAAGTATAAATTGAAATCGGCATGTCGTAATGGTGGGCCTAAACGATTCTTGATAATCTGACATCGAGTTTTCATACCCAATACATTTTTTGCTGTATCTTTGATTTGTCCCATATTCTTTAAACGAATACGAGTTGATGAGTGAAATGGTAATGCCTTACCACCACTTGTTGTCCAAGGATCACCGAACATTACTCCGAGTTTCTGTCTGAGTTGATTAGTAAAGACAAGAGCTATTCTTTCTCTACCAATCATTTGTGTAACCTTCCTCATCGCTTTAGAAACGATAATTGCTTTACTTGTTGCCCATCCATCTTTCTCGAAATCGGCTTCCATCTCTACTTTGGTCGATGCCCCTGCTAAACTATCCACGAGGATTGTAACTAACCTATCTCTATCTGATTCCCTAATCTTGGTAACAATGTTTTCAATACATTGAAATATATCTTCTACGGTTTCGACATGAAGATATAACAAGTCTTGAACATTAACACCAATAGTTTCTAACCATTCTCTACTAACAGAAGTTTCGGTATCGATATAAACTGCTATACCACCTTTCTTCTGAGTTTCTGAAAGAATGTGAGTTCCTATTAGAGATTTACCACTTGATTCTAAACCATTTATCTCCGTAATTCGTCCTACGGCTATTCCACCATTAGGACGATTGGAGATTGCTAGATCTAAAATTGATGAACCAGTTGATATAAATTCCTTTACATCTGTTGGTGTAGCATTTGAACCATCTAAGAAATAGGCTACTTTCGTATCCTTGAACTGCTTATTAAGGTTATCGGCAAGAACTTGTGCAAGTTCATCTTTTGCTGATATAGACATATATGTCTCCTTTTCTATTTATTAAACAGGTCATCAAAAGCATCACTAACATTAGAAGTGTTTGTTACTGCACTTTCTAATTTCTTTGTTGTTGATGCTGGTACGGAATTGTCTGAGCCTTTATCTTCACCATCTTCACTTGGGTTTAACCAATCTTGTAAAGCTTCTGCAAGTTCATCATAACTTAACTCATTATATACCTCACGGATATCTTTTTGGTCATCAAGTAATGTAGATAAAACTGCTTTATCTTCTGTAACTGGTGTTTGGTTTGGTTTAACACGGATGTTAGTCTTAGGAAACGACGCTCCTGTTTCTTCAGCTGTTAGGAATTCAACCACTACATCGCGTCCATTAACTGGATCACTAATATCACCATAATCAGGATCTGCTATAATTGATAGTAGTTCTTGATATACGGTTTTACCAAATCCCCAAAACTTAGAGCCTTGGTTTTCTTCACCACGAACACAAACTGGTGCAAAAGTTCTGAGTTTTGCTTCTAACTTCTTACCAAGTCTCCAATCTTCACGATTTCCACTTGACTTTAGTTTTTCAGCAAATTCTTCAATCGGATCTGGTCTACCAAATGAGATTGGTGAAAGATAAGACTTTCCACCTAAATCATAATGAAAGAATAGCTCGATAAAAGGAACTTCTTGATTTAGTTTGTAAGGTAAAAGACGGATTTGTGTCTTTCCTGGTTGAGGTTTCCACAAGTTTGTTGTTCTTGTAGTTGAGGTTTGTAACTGGTTTAGTCGCTTTCTTACGGCTTCAATATCCATTTGTTATCTCCTTATTTGTTTATGTTTATTTGTTATTTTGTAATTGTACATATTTTTCTGTACAACTATAAGTATTGGTTTGTTTTAAAAACAACACAAATTTTTTGCTAAAAAAAAAGGTGGTGAGTTTTAGATAATTAAAATTATCGGGTATATGTAAGAAAGCCTCACCACCTAAATAAATGGAAAGTTAGGGAATACAATAACACCCTTCTCATCTTTTCAATCTGTAAAGATACCTTCCAAAAATGAAAATTTGGGGATGTAGGATTTGCGAATACCTACAACTTTCAGACTCAGATTTTTTTTACCTTGTACCTAACACCCAAAAGTTACTTTGGTTCTCCTCAATGATGGTTAGTCATCGTCAAAGTGAGTACAACCTCTGTGCCATTACCTTAACTCTCTGAGTTTAGTTTATTCGGTCACAAGATGGGATTTCGGTTTTACCCTTACCCATAACAAGGTCTAAGAATCGCGTTCTTAATTTTATCTGAAAGTACATTCTCTTAATGCTGTCGCAAGGTATTTTGAACATTTACCCGAATACCAACGCACCACGAGTCTAAGAGCGGATTACCTTATGAGCTTCGAAGTCACTCATTGTTCGGTCAATCCCATAGAGAGATAATTAGTCTCTCTACTTTCCATTTTCAATTTGTCAAAAAACTTTTGTCCCGAAAGACATAATATATATATACACAAAAAATCC